TGAAAACGCCGCTTTATAGCGGTTCTAACCATAGGCTTTACAGCCAGGTTTTCACAGTACCTAACTGTGGCATTGTGGTTTAGACCACAAAGCAGCGCCCGGACCGTTAGAGTACCGGTCGCAGTGGGTTTAAAGACCCACCCGGAGCTCCCCGGTTAGTGAGCAGTCCCTCAGCTTGTTGACACAAACTTGCTGACACTTGGTCCTTCCATGGATCTTTCGCCTCTTTGTGAGGCAGCTGGGCCTTTAGAGCCCAGCCACTACCCTACCCATGCACACAACGAAGTGGTTGATCAACTGAATAAAGTTGTTCTAGACACCCTTCAGGATTTCATTGATGATCCCGTTGTCGTGCCCTTCCAGGTTAACATCAACTTTCAAAAAGCTTTCGCCAGGTCAACCGGCAAGCTTATAATCCAGGAAGGTGGTAACACCCACAGTAAGGTTGCTGGCAATGCCCCAGCCGCAGCCCATGTGCCCGCCAACGGCCACGCATACACACATGCACTCTCCATTCTCGCAGAGCGGGAATTCGAGAACTTGCGCCAGCGCGAAGGCACACTCGAGGTTGGTCCCGCCTTGACCAATCTCCCTCAGGGGCCTAGTGACTCTTTGATGGCCGGCCGTACACAAGCCCGCTATATCAAAGCTCACAACGCAGCCTCCCAGACGGAGCTGCTGTCCCACTTCTTCAACCATAGCAGTGGGGCCCAGGCCAGCAACCAGCCTGCGCATTACATTTATGCGAATATGGTTGCCCATGACCTTTCATACATCAAGGTCTATGACATCTTCAGAAGACACAGCGCCATCCGTGGTCGCTTCAGTTTGTTCCTCCCCACCCCCTTGATTGTGGGAGCGAACTTCACTGATGCCAACACGGGTTGCAGCTATGAGTTTGACAAAATAGGGAACAAGGTCCACATGCACCTCCCGGATTTGTCTTTCTCTTATACTCATGATTATGACACTTGGGTCAGTTGGCTCACCGAGCCACTCTACAACGGCCCTGAATTCAGCCTCTCGTTTGAGATTGTTCGCAACTATGGCCCCGTCGCCATCGTTGAGGTGCATCGCGTCACCACAGCGGACACTCTCATCCGAAGCTTTGTGCCTTATAAGCGCGATGTCGTTCGAATCCCAGACATCGCCGCCCTGTTGCCCATCATCAAACGTACAGCGGGCTTGGCGCCTTTTGACATCAACACAGCTGCTGGCCTTCTCAACAGGGTCCGCAAGCTCAAGTACTACGAACTGCCCACCGAAATCTACAATAGGTGCGGTCAGTTCCTCAGCAACCGTGCAGACAAAGACATGTCTCGCCAAACTGCAGGATCCTACGTGAGCGCATCAACGTTCACCATCACCGTAGGCCAGCACATGATTAATCGGGGCATCTCAATTAACCCCGACGACTTTGATCACATCGTCCTAGCGCTCCTGATTAGCACCATGGTGCGGCGCTACTATTCCACCCAGGTGCTGAGTTATATGATCACCAACATTCAAAAGGCACCGGAGACCGGCTTTTTCCGAGCGGTAGTGGACGCGATCAAGTTTGCCTTTGAGGCTGGCTTTGATTCCGATCCATACACCGCTAACATTCTCAAGGAACTCGCCGGCTTCACCAAAAGGCACTACGTGCTGTGGTGCATCTGCACCCGCACTTACAACAGCCCTATCCAATTCAAGAGCACCCTCGTCGAGCATGGATTAGCCACCCATCACGGCGTCATCCCAGACGGGCGCACTATCACCATCGACCCTGATGATGACGGATACTGCTTCCATCACTGTGCCAAAGCAGTCACCGGACACTGGCCAATGCTGCCCCGCCATCCCTTGGCGTCAGCATGTCAGGCTTGGATGCAAAGCAAGCTTAAGGACCCCCAAGTAGCCTCTGGCATCCAACTCGGCCCCCACTGCACCGTGGACGTGACCACAGACGATGTCTGCAGGCACTACAGGCCCTTCATCATCAGTGCCACCCACCCCTCCAGGCCCAACCGATCCTATAGGGAACCGTGGCAGGACACATTATACAGGGCACACTCCGACCCCCTCACGGGTCTAAACAACAGCAAAACCGCCTCCATCCTCAATATCCTGCTGCATGGTCAGAAGAAGAAAAGGTTCCTGGCTAAGAAGCTTGTCATCCACAACTTCTGTGCCCTTCCTTTGAATGACCTAGCCGCATGGGATGAGGTCAGCACTCACGAGATACACCACCACGCGCATGTTACAGATAATGGCCACGATGCTTCGCGCCTCATGGTCATTCCGGCGGGTCATCACATCCATACTCACACCAACATCACATGCATGGAGTGTACTCCCACTGGAGACATTGCAGTCTGCGACATAGGAGAAGAAGACATCAGCACAGACACCATTCAGGCGGCTGCTTTCCTTCTCCACAGGACTCAGAAGTCATATTCCATCAAGATACAGAGCTTCTGGTCCCGGATCAACGCAGACCAGGCATTCCAGGCACGCGTCACCGCTGGCTCAGTCTTCAGCTTCATCCACGCAAACCCCTGGGAGAAGTTTCTGATTGCCACCGACTGCCCATCCGGGTATTACCAGCAAGTGGAGCAAAGCGACCCCCGCGCTTCCGTTATCTATGGCGGCATGCGCTTTGTTAATTATAAGTGGGCTGACCTGCTCCGCCCATTAACCACCCAGCACCACTGGCAGCGCCTGGTCAAGAAGCTTCTCTTCATCGCAACACACCCTTTCCCACACAAAGCTGCTTGCGGCTGCAATCACGGCATTGGCATGATGTGCCCCATTGGCACCACCCATTGCACCTCAGGTGGCTCAGATCACGACACAGCATCCATCTGCGACTCCGAGGCTCCATCCGTGGAGTCTATCATTAGCGGCTTCAACAGGGAGACCGGTGAGTACCGCGTTGACATCAAGTCTCGCATCTTGGACTGGTTGGCTCGTTCCAACCCACCACCTGTCCCAGTGCTCCCGAGCGCTCCCCCCATGCCTCCTCAGTGCGCCCCTACCACCACCTCTGAGGCGCAGGAAGCCCCGCCCACTCCGAGCGCACCACCGCCTGACACCACACCCACCATTGACATCGTCTGCGCACCCGCGGACCTTGTTACTCCCACCCAATCTAATCAGATTGATTCACCTGATTCAGACCCGGACAGTGACTTGATTGAACCATCACTTATGGGCAAAAAGATTAGTAAATTAACTATTAGTATTACCCAGCGCCAGCCCACAGAAGACCTCTCCAGGATCTTCATATTTTGCAACGACACCTGCAAAAGCCTCAAGGATGAGCAAGTCCTCCTCTGGCTTCAAGAAAACTGTCATTTCGACCGCTGCATTAGCTACATCCAGTACGCGGCGATCTTGAAGATCTATGAAGTCGAGGACTTTGCTTCGCTCCCTGACCAAGTGAAGCAGGGCTTAACTGGCAAACATATGTTTTTTGAGGGCGGTGCCACGCACAAGCAGCTCCACGGAGTTGCCTACAAAGCAGGCGACAACATCTACTGCCTCCCGTATCCCGCCCCAAACATCAAACCTGCCCCTGTTAAGCTGGACTTCGGCTTCAAGAATGCCAAAAACGAGCTGCGCGCACTTATAGCCACCCTTGATTGCAAACCTACTGATGGTTTTGCCGCAGCCCACAAAGAAGCCCAGAAGACTCTCAAAGGCTGCACCAATTATGTTAGCAGTCCTAAGGGTGAATATACCTGTATTAACGGCATACCTGGCTCAGGCAAATCCAAGTTCATCATGC